TGACCAAAAATGGAGAACCAAAAGTGGAAAACCGTCTAGTAAAACAGGTGAGCGATACCTTCCAGAAGCTGCGATCAAAAGTCTCAGCCCTGCTGAGTACGCTGCAACAACGCGTGCGAAACGCGCTGGCAAAAAAGCCGGAAAACAATTCGTAGCGCAACCAAAAACTATTGCAAAGAAAACAGCGGGGTTTAGATAATGGCTGAAAAATGGATACAGAACGCGATAAAGAAACCCGGGGCTCTGCGCTCCGCTCTTGGTGCGAAAAAAGGCAAGCCGATTCCAGCAAAGAAGCTGGCAAAAGCAGCCAAAGCTCCCGGCAAGATGGGTCAGCGTGCCCGCCTAGCCGAGACTCTCAAAGGTTTAAAAAAGTAAAGGAAAACCATGTCACAGTTCACCCTAACCCCTGAAGAAGACGCAATCATGTTGAATGCTTTGCGTTCTAAAGCCGCTAGTTATTTAGCAATGTATGGCGTTTTTGACGTTGAATTGGAAGCCTTGATTGATAAGGTTGAAGGTCAACTACCCGTTGTAGCCGCTCCTGAGCCTGTGGTTGAGACTCCTCCTGACGTAGTAGAACCTACCGAAGAAGAAATTGAAGCTCACTTTGCTGAAGAAGCCCCAGTCCGTAAGAAGAAAGCCAAGTAATCATGGCCTACACGTCCGGTAGTACATCGTTTAACCTTGACCTCTCAGAAGTGGTCGAGGAAGCGTTTGAACGCGCCGGTTCGGAGTTGCGCACGGGTTACGATTTACGTACTGCCCGCCGTTCTTTAAACTTGTTGTTTGCTGATTGGGCAAACCGTGGCGTTAATATGTGGACGTTTGAGCAGGGTGCGATCACCCTGACTCCGGGTTTACCCACGTATGCGTTACCTTTGGATACGGTTGATTTGTTGGAGCATGTGATTCGCACGCAACCCAACGTAACTGCTACCCAAGCGGACTTAACGATCACTCGTATTAGCGTTTCTACTTACGCCACGCTACCTAACAAACTACAGCAAGCACGCCCAATCCAAGTTTGGGTTCAACGTTTGGATGGGCAGACTTCGCCTACATCTGCTTCGCTAAATGGTGGCATCAGTGCAACTGACACAACAATTACGCTAAGTACCACAGTTGGATTACCATCTACAGGGTTTTTACTTATAGACAGTGAAACTGTGTGGTACGGCTATGTTAGCGGCAACACAATTGGTAATGTGTTCCGTGGACAAAACAACACGACTGCGGCGTCTCATTTGACTGGCGCGGCAGTTTATGCACAGAATCTGCCCTCGATTACCGTGTGGCCTACACCTGATAACTCTCAGACGTATCAGTTTGTGTACTGGCGTATGCGCCGCGTACAAGACGCTGGAGGTGGTGTAAATGTGCAAGATGTGCCATTTCGCTTTGTCCCCTGCATGGTGGCTGGCCTGTCGTACTACATCGCTATGAAAGTTCCCGGTGGCATGGAGCGCATCCCACTGTTGAAAGCTCAATATGATGAGGCATGGATGGTAGCGGCTGATGAGGATCAAGAACGCGCGGCACTTCGTTTAGTGCCCCGTCAGATGTTTATTGGCGGTACTTAATGGGTAATGGGTTAAAACAGTTTAGCGGGGATGAAGGGTTAGCTCCTTATGGTCTTCGTCATTCTGGTGAAGGTGTAAAAGGTAAAGGGTATTTTGGCGGTTTACCTACCAAAAGTGGGCGCACTGCGACTGAAATATCCTCTGAAAATGATGAGGGAGAATATCCACTTGTTGTTCCAACACTAACAAAGAAAGAAATTGACCATCTTTTAGCGGACAAAAAACCTACGGATGAAATATATGATAAAGCGGAATCATGGGCAAAAAGCCGCCGCAAAGAAGGTAAGAGTCCTTTCGCTGGGCCAACGGAGTTGAGGATGCCAACCCCTAAGAAAAAAGGCGGTACAGTTTCAGCTTCTAGCCGTGCGGATGGGATTGCTGCAAGAGGTAGAACGAGAGGCAGGGTTATCTAATGGGTAATCGGTTTGCATCGGGCAAAAATGCGATTGCTGAGTGCGACCGCTGCGGGTTTCGTTTTAAGCTCACAAAGCTAAGACGTGAGGTTGTGAAGACCAAGAACTATGAGTTATTGGTATGTGGTCCCTGCTGGGACCCAGATCAACCCCAGTTGCAGTTGGGTATGTACCCAGTTGATGACCCACAAGGTATTCGCAACCCGCGTCCTGACAGAAGCTATGTGGCCTCTGGCCTATTAGCGGATGGGTACTTGGGTGGTGGTAGCAGAATATTTCAATGGGGCTGGAATCCTGTTGGTGGGGCAAGCAGTTTCGATGCGGCTCTGACGCCAAATAACTTGGCTTTAGTCGTAAGTATTGGTACAGTAACGATAGCAACAACGTAGGAGTTGAAAATGGCAAAAATGGAATCTGGTAAAGCTGACATGGCACAAGACAAAGCCCTCATCAAGAAGGCTTTCAAACAGCATGACAAGCAAGAACACAAGGGTGGTAAGGGTACTAAACTTACACTCAAAAAAGGCGGTGTGACTGGTAAAGCAATGCGTGCTGTAGGCCGCAACATGGCACGCGCCAATAACCAACGCGGAGGCTAATATGGCTAAATTCAGCATGAAACAAGGTGGCAAAGAAGTTGGCCCAGCCAGCACTTATGCCCAACCACATGATATGTCTGGCAAGGCTACAGGCGCCGACATCCAATACAAAACTGATCCAAACACTATGCCCGCCGATGAGTCTACTCCCGGTGGTATGCCTGCTCGTAGAGTAAACGCCGGTAACATAACCCGCGAACCCAAGACTACAGGTATCAAAATCCGTGGCACTGGCGCAGCGACTAAAGGCGTGATGGCTAGAGGGCCAATGTGTTAAGACATGACCTACACTGAGTTAATAACAGCGATTCAGACGTATACAGAAAATACGTTCCCGTCTACCACTTTGGCGGACGGCACTGTTGTGTCTTCAACGACCCAGTTGAATCGCTTTATTGAGCAGGCTGAACAGCGTATATACAACTCTGTTCAGTTCCCGTCTTTGCGCAAGAACGTGCTTGGTGTGGTGTCAACCACCACTCCTTACTTAGCTGCTCCTACAGACTATCTTGCTACGTTCTCAATCGCTGTAATTGATGGTAGTGGTAACTACACTTTTCTTTTGAATAAAGATGTGAACTTCATTCGTGAAGCGTATCCATCCGCATCAAGTACTGGCTTGCCAAAATACTACGCGTTGTTTGGTCCAACTGTAAATGGCTCAACCATAACTAATGAACTGTCGTTTATGCTTGGCCCTAAGCCTGATGCTAATTACCAAACTGAGTTGCACTACTACTATTACCCTGAATCAATTACCACGGCTGGTAGTAGTTGGTTGGGGGACAACTTTGATACTGTTCTGCTATACGGATCACTTGTTGAGGCTTACACCTACATGAAGGGTGAGCAGGACATTATGGTTTTCTATGATGCCAAATACAAGGAAGCATTAGGGCTTGCCCAACGCCTTGGCGATGGTCTGGAACGCAGTGATGCGTACCGCAATGGTCAGTTCCGTATGGCTCCTTTGCCTCAAACTTTTGGGGTTAAATAATGGCGTTTACAGGTAACTGGACATGCAATGTGTTTAAAACGGGTTTGATGAATGGCACGTTTAACTTCACGTCTGGTACATATAAAATTGCTTTGTACACTAACTCTGCTACGCTTGATGCGACTACAACTGCATATACAAGCACGGGCGAGGTAGTGGCTTCTGGTTATACGGCTGGTGGGCTAACTTTGACAATCGCTCAGGTTCCAACAATAGGTACTCAAACGGGCGCGGCTACCTCGTATATTTCGTTTAGCAATGCTGTATGGAATTCTGCAATCACTGCAAGGGGTGCGTTGATTTATCTAAGTGGTAGCGGAAACCCCGCTGTTTGTGTTTTGGATTTTGGTAATGACAAATCAAGTTCTAGTACGTTCACCGTACAATTCCCAGCAGTTACTAACACCTCAGCAATCATAAGGATTTCGTAATGGCTCTTGTACAAACAACACATGGCGAAATGGATGAGTCTCTTTTAGAAAAGAAAGAAGGCACATTCGAAGACGACAACGAGATAACCACATGGGTGGAATACTGGTTGGGTAGTGAACTTGTGCATCGTTCTGCACATGTAACTCTCAAGAAAAACGTGCTTACCGAAGGTATCACGCAAATGATTTCATAAAGGAAATATCATGGCAAACACACAAGCAATGTGCACTTCGTTCAAAGGCGAATTGCTCACAGCCACCCACAATTTTGGTACTGCTCCCACTCGTGGCGCTGGTACTGCCGACACTTTCAAAGCGGCGCTGTATTTGGCTTCTGCCACTATCAACGCTTCCACCACTGCATACTCTGCTACTGGTGAAGTGACTGGCACTAACTACACTGCTGGCGGTGCAACAGTGACTAACGCAACGGCTCCAGCTACAAGCGGTACTACTGCTTACTGGACACCATCTGCTTCTATCACGTACACCAACGTAACACTGACTACAGCGTTTGACACTATGCTGATGTACAACTCTACCCAGAGTAACAAAGCAGTTGCGGTGTATACCTTCGGTTCACAAACAATTACCGCTGGTACATTCACTTTAACAATGCCAACCAACGACGCGACTACCGGTTTACTCCGTTTGGCTTAATAGCCAGTTAAGGTAAGACCGTGCTTGGCTTAGGCGCGATTTCGGGCCGACCGTTTGACGCGATTAGCCCAGACCGACTAGCCGCACTATCTGGAGTAAGTTCCACAAGTGCGGTAGGTACAGTCACGTTTGATGGTATTCAAGTTACGCTTACCGGCGTTTCTGCTACTGGCAATGTAGGTAATTTACTAACCAACATATCTATACAAGATAGCGGGAATATTGCCACAGGCAACGTGGGTACAGTTGTACCTACATATGTTTTTGCATTGGCAGGCGTTTCCTCTACAGGTTCGGTTGGTACGGTTAAAGCAGGCGTTGCTCCCGCGCTTACAGGAGTTCCAGCATATTCGCAAATGGGTAGTATTACCTATCTGCCCGCACTTACGGGAAATTTTGCAACAGGGTTTGTAGGCTCTGTGGCGATAGGAGCAAGAACTATTGCTCTCACTGGAATTTCTTCTACTACGGCTGTTGGTACGGCTGGCGTAAGTCGTCCATTTGCGCTTACTGGTAATTCAGCTTCGGGGTCTATTGGAAATTTCTATCTCACGAAGTTGACTGGTAACTCGGCAACTGGAGCAGTTGGTACAGTTATTCCTACAAAAGCAAGGGCAATCACTGGGGTTTCATCAACAACTGCTGTTGGGACCTTAACACCAACCAAATCTTTTGCGATAATTGGTAATAGTGCGACAGGCCAAGTAGGTAGTGTTGGGGCGTTCTATTGGGGTCTCATAGATACAAACGAAACACCGGGGTGGACGGTCATCGACCAACACACTTCATAAAGGAAATATATGGCATTAGTTCTAGCAGACCGCGTACAAGAAACGACCACTACGGCTGGTACGGGTACAGTCACCCTTGCTGGAGCAGTAGCGGGGTATCAATCTTTTGCTGTAGTAGGCAATACAAATACTACTTATTACTGTATTCAAGCTACAACTACTACAGATTGGGAGGTAGGTATTGGAACTTACACCTCATCAGGTACAACCCTAAGTCGTGATACGGTTTTATCGTCTAGTGCTGGTGGCACTACTAAAGTTACTTTTTCAGCAGGTACAAAAAATGTATTCGTCACTTATCCTGCTGGGTATGCAGTCAATTCAACAAACAACCCCGGCACATCAGGGTATGTACTAACTTCAAACGGTACAGGTGTAGCCCCCACATGGCAAACAGCGCCCGGTGCAACTATTACGGGTACAACTACTAACGCTACATATTACATTGTTGGAACTACGTCAACTTCTGGTTCTCTATCCACTGCATCTGTATCCAACACCAACGCGGTTTCATACAACGCCTCAACTGGCGCACTAACTGCGGTATCTTTCTCAGCAAGTTCTGATGAAAAAACAAAAACAAACTGGCGTGATGTAAAGCCTGACTTCATTGAACAGTTGGCAGTCGTTAAGAGCGGCGTGTTTGACCGTATTGAAAACGGCAATACCGAGGTTGGTGTCTCAGCCCAGTCGCTGCTCAATGCGTTGGAACAAGCAGTTATTACTGGTGAAGACGGCAAACTTTCTGTAAACTATGGCGGTGCGGCTTTGGTAGCTTGTATCCAGTTGTCCAAACGAGTGTTGGAGTTGGAAGCCAAACTCGACCAACTTTCAAAAGGTAATCAATGAGCAGTACCTATTCAACTAACCTAGCCCTTGAGCTAATCGGCACAGGCGACCAAGCTGGTAACTGGGGCGCGACCAACAACTTGAACCTTGGCACCCTGCTTGAGCAAGCAATTTCTGGGTATGTAACCCAAGCGGTTTCTACTGGCGCAGATACCACATTAACCATGTCTCAAGGGGCATCAGCTACAGCCCGTAACATGTTCATTGAGCTGACTGGGTCAGGTGGTGCAAACACAAACTTGATTGTTCCATCCAATAAGAAACTGTACTTTATCTACAACAACACCTCATCTGGGCAAGTAACAGTTAAAGTATCAGGGCAGACTGGTATATCGGTTGCTAACGGTAATAAAGTTTTATTGATATCCAACGGTACGGATATTATCAATGCGACTTCCTACGCTCTTACTGTTTCCGGAGCTCTTCCAGTTGCTTCTGGTGGTACGGGGGTTTCTACTCTTACAGGTCTGGCTTATGGCAACGGAACAAGCGCATTTACTGCGGCTACTGCGGCTCAAACTGTGGCTGTAATTAATACAACTCCAGTAACAAATGCTTCAAACGTAACTACAACAAACTTTACTATCACCGAGTCCGGTGGTAAGTTAATATTTAAGTACGGTGCAACGACAATTGCGTCTATGGATTCATCTGGTAATTTAATCACTCTCGGTACAGTCAGTGCCGGTGGCACACCTTAAAGGAGTAAAAAATGACTATTTCAGTAAGCGGAACGGCTATTACGTTCAACGATGCAACAACGCAAACTACAGCAGCAAGTCCTAGTTCTTACGCTGGCGCAGGTGGACAAGTCTTCACATCAGGTGGCACATTCACAATCCCTACTGGAGTGACTGCATTAAAAGTTACTGTAGTTGGTGGTGGCGGTGGAGGTTATGGGTCTAGTGGTTGTTGTCCTGCTCCCGGAGGCACTGGTGGAACTTCTAGTGTTTCATCTGGTACTCAAACAATTTCCACAATATCTGCTACCGGTGGAAATGGTAGTACTACTTCCGTTAACGTTTCAGGGGGATTAGGTAGTGGCGGGACTATAAATATGCGAGGTGGAGCTGGTTCAAATTATGCAGCTTTTGCAACGCCTTTTGGTACTAATGGTATAAATTTACAAAGTCCATTATATGGCGGTGGCGGCGGTGCTGGTGGTTCTGGTGGAAGCGCAATTAAGTATTTAACTGGTCTTACAGCAGGAAATACATTAAGTGTCACAGTAGGTACAGGTGGTAGTAGTGTCACTATACCGGGTGCAACTGGAATAGTTGTTTTTGAATGGTAAGGAGTAAAAAATGCAAGCACTAATTTCACCAAATGAAGCACCCATTTTCCACATTGTTAGCTGGGACTCTGCAACCCCACCTAATCCTATAGTGGAGCCATATCCAAACTCATGCAGAGTTGCGCAAGTAGAACCTGATGGTCAAACATTCCCCGTAGCAGACCCTTTGTTTTGGACCCCTTGCGCCGACAATGTTGTAGCAGACAGGTTCTATTACGACACAGTTAACAAGACAATCAATCCGGTTGTTAACGCTCCACAGCCAGCAGCGGCAGACCAACCAGCGGCATCAGGCTCACAAAACCTATGACAATCGCAGTTACGCCTACGTACCAAGTCACTTATGACGGCGCAAACATAAATGTGTATCACGCCAATAGAGGTGAAGGTTTACCACGCCACGACCATATTTACGCGCATTTGACCATGTGCCATGCTGGTAGTTGTGTAGTTCGTAAAGAAGGAATTGAGAAAATAGTAGACAAGAACACCCAGCCAATTAACCTTAAGGCTGCTGAGTGGCACGAGATAGAGGCTCTGGAAGACGGAACAGTATTTGTAAACGTGTTTGCTGAAGGCAAAGTAATGTAATGTGGACCCCTTCTCTGCCCTCCTCATTGCCCAAACTGCGGTTGGCTTCATCAAGCAGGGGTGTGCGCTCCTGCATGAAGGCCGCATGGAACTTGAGGGCGCAAAGAAGACGGCAGAGCAGGTCATCGGAGATGTCAAGGCAATCAAAGGAATTTTTGATTGGTTCATTGGTCTATTCACTGGTAAACCAGCCAAAGACAAACCAGTCGACGCGCCCAAGCCTGTGGCGAAAGCGAAAGCCAAAGTCGCAGCCAAACAACAGTCTTACGAAGAACTTGAACTTAAACTCATCAAAGACATTGGAGACAACATCGGTGTCCTCTTTGACACGCAACAGCAGATCACAAACTACTACCTTGAACTAGAGGAGACCTCAAAGACCAACTATGACCCAACTCAGAACACTAGCAAGAAAGCCATTGAGCGTGCGCTGATTGAGTTGCAGTTAGAGAAGTTGATGGAGCAGGTGCGAGAAGCTATGGTCTACGCACCGCCAGAGTTGAAGGATTTGTATAGCCGATTCTTGCGAATGTACAAGAAGATTGAGCAGGAACAGGAATGGGCTAGGTCAGAGACAATCCGCAAGGCTAGGTTGGCAAGGTGGAAAAAAGAGCAAGACGAGATTCAGTTAATTGAAATAACAAGTGGGGTGGTTGCCGTGATGTTCATATCAATGTTTTTTGGGTGGCTAATGTGGCAACTACGAAGCTTGTCTGGTGGATACTGATTGGAGTCGCAATATGTATTGTTGTAGGAGTTACTTCAATGGCATACGTGGAAACCCTATATATGAAAGCGCAGCTCAAGCAAGAAATGAAAGAGTTGCGCAAACTTAAACGTGAAATAAAGGAAAAATGATGTTGACCCTATTCTCTACCCTACTGTCCTTCCTCATGGGGGGCTTGCCCAAACTGCTGGAGTTCTTCCAAGACCGTGCTGATAAGAAGCATGAACTTGCTTTGGCTGCTATGCAGACCGAACGTGAGTTGACTTTGAAGAAAGCAGGGCTAGAAGCCCAAGAGCGTATCGAGCACATCCAGACCGAACAGGTTCAGATCAATGCTGACGTTACCAACGCCCAGACAGCCCTGCAAGAACGCCAAGCCCTGTATGCACACGATATAGAAATCAGCAAGGGTGCATCACAATGGGTTGTCAACGCCCGTGCTATGGTACGCCCTGCCCTAACTTATGGCATGTTTATGTTGTTGGTCTTTGTGGACGTAGCGGGATTCTTATACGCATGGCATAGCTCAACGCCATTTGGCGAGTGCTTAGATCAGTTGTGGGACAACGACACCCAGTTAATCTGGGCTTCCATCGTGGCGTTCTGGTTTGGCTCACAAGCGTTTGAGAAGAAATGAACATCAGCCAGCGTTGCATCGAGGACATCAAACACCATGAGGGGGTGAGGCAGAAGCCTTATCGGGACTCGGTGTACCTGTGGACGGTTGGCGTTGGGCACTTGATGTATGACTCACAGGCTAGGTTGCCTGTAGACCAGAGGGCGGCTATACAGTTGCGCCCAGAAGATAACCGCGTGTACCCGATGGAGGAAGTCGATGCAATTCTTAGAGCAGATTTGGCTAGGTTTGAGCGGGGTGTTTCAACTCTATGCCCAGTTAGTCTTACCCAAGGCAACTTTGATGGGTTGGTATCTTTTGCTTTTAATGTTGGTCTGGGAACACTACAGCGCTCAACCCTCCGTCAAAAGGTTCTTCGCGGCGATATTCAAGGTGCGGCAGACGAGTTCTTGAAATACACTAAGGCAGGCGGAAAAGTGTTAAAAGGGTTAGTGACGCGACGCAATGACGAGCGTGCCCTTTTCTTGTCATAGGAACAGAAATGCCATTACAAAAACTACAGTTCAGACCCGGCGTTAACCGCGAAGGTACAACTCTCTCCAATGAGGGTGGCTGGTATGACTGCGACAAGATACGTTTCCGTTCTGGCTATCCTGAGAAGATTGGTGGGTGGCAACGTGATGGCGGAACTCCATATCCCACAGCGCCTACTAGTACATTCGCTTCTGGTGGCACTTCTACATCAGCAACAGTGCCTAGCGGCATTTATTGGGGTATCGCCAAAGCGTTATGGAATTGGATTAACTTGACTGGCTATAACCTGTTGTCAGTGGGTACTAACTTAAAGTTCTATATTCAAAACTCATTGGGTGGTAACTACAACGACGTTACGCCTATTCGCCTCACAACCGCTGCGGGTGATGTGACTTTTGCCGCAGGATATAGCACACTGGTTTCAACAATAACTGCTTCTGATACTACGCTAACAGTTGCGGCTGGAGTTAAATTTGCTAATACAACCGGCGTTCTTTTTATCGATAACGAGCAAATACTCTACACAAGCACATCTATTGTTGGTGGTGGCCCAAACTATCAAATTTCTGGTTTGACCAGAGGGTACAACGGGACGACCGCAGCATCGCATACTAGTAGTACGGCAGTTGTTACAAACACGCTAATTGTTACTAGCGCAGGACATGGCGCTCAGGCTAATGACTTTGTTAATTTCAGCGCAGCATCAAGCCTAGGTGGAAACATTACTGCGTTGGTTTTAAACCGAGAGTATCAAGTTAAAGTTGTTTTAAGTAACAACACATACACCGTTACACCATCTGCCAGTGCAGGTGCTTTTGTAGTTGGCGTTAAATACACAATCTTGGTTGTTGGCACGACAGACTTTACTGCCATTGGAGCTGCATCCAATACCGTGGGGGTTGTGTTTACAGCAACAGGAGCAGGTTCTGGAACAGGGACTGCCTGCCCTAATCCAAACAGTAGTGATACTGGCACAGGCGGCGCTTCTACTGTTGGCAACTATCAATTAACTACGGGTAGCACAACTTTTACATTCGGTACAGGCTGGGGCGCTGGTGGTTGGAGCGGTGTTACTACAGGTTACGCATCTACTGGCTGGGGTTCTCCTGCACCAGCGGGTCTGGGTATTGGCGTGCAGTTGCGCTTGTGGAGCCAATCTAACTATGGGGAAGATTTAATATTTTGTCCTCGCGGCGGTGCAATGTATTACTGGGCTAACAACGGAAGTCCTAACATCTACGACCGTGGGCAGATTATCAAAGCGGGCACATCGGTTACCACAAAGACTGGTTCGTTTACACCGGATGCAACTTGCCCATCTGTAACCAACTTTGTATTGGTATCCGATTCATCAAGATTTACATTTGCCTTTGGATGTAATGACCCAACCGGCGTGTACGCCACGACCGTCCAAGACCCGATGCAAATCCGCTGGTCTGACCAAAACACAGTGGCTACATGGTTGCCCCAAATATCTAATCAAGCGGGTAGTGTTCGCCTAAGCCACGGTTCAGTTATTGTTACCGCCATTCAGACCCGTCAAGAGATTTTGGTGCTGACGGATGCTGCTATTTATTCCCTTCAATATTTAGGCGCTCCATATGTCTGGGGAAATCAGCTTCTTGCCGACAACATCTCTATTGTCAGTCCTAACGCAGCATCGGTAGTTAACAACGTGACTTACTGGATGGGCGCTGATAAGTTTTATATGTACTCTGGACGAGTAGAAACCCTACCCTGCGCCTTGCGTCAATACATCTACGGCAACATTAACCTGACAGAAGCGTTCCAGATTCACTCTGGCACTAATGAAGGCTATAACGAGATTTGGTGGTTCTATCCGTCTATTACCGGCACAACTTCTACTGGTGGTAATGGCACAGGAACTTCTGGTTCACCTAATTCGTTGATTGACCGTTACGTAATCTATAACCATCTAGAGCGTACTTGGTACTACGGCACATTAAACGGCTCTACTATTCGCCCACGCACTGCTTGGTTGGATAGCCCGCTTCGCGCAGAACCTACTGCGGCTATTGGGTACACGGCTAACGATAGCTCTGGTCAACCATCGACTTATACCAACGGCGCTGTTGTTTACCATGAGACAACTGTGGACAATAACGAAACTAGCACTCCTGTTGCTATCGATGCCTATGTTCAATCCTCGGACTTTGATATTGGCGACGGTCATAACTTTGGTTTTGTATGGCGTCTCATACCAGACCTTACCTTTGACGGCTCAACCTCTTCAGCGCCCGTTG